TAACGCCAAAAGGGCATCAAGCGCGTGATAAAAACCTTCGCGGCGCGCGTTTTGATGGCTATTCCATTCAGCAAAACCGACCCCATTCGGAGGCGCGATTTCCCTGGGGCACCCCAAGTCGCGTAACGCGTCTAGCGCCACTTGCATTTCAGGCCGAGAAAGCAACTCTGCGAAAGAGGAGCAAAGAGGTTCATTTTGACGGAATTTTTCTACAGATATTTTCATTTACCACTTCGCCTCTGGACACTTTGACGTTGACATAGTTAATTTCGCTTTGGTCGAGCACCCGCAAACGGTGCATTTACCAGTTCCGCCAAAGCCTTTTGAATTCCAGTGAGGGCAGGCGCTACAAATCTCAAGCCGCTTCTGCACCAACTCTTGATCGGCAATAGGAAACCCCTTCCCTCCCCAAATCGCCGCCTCCGTTAAGAGGGATAAAACTTTTTCTTTTAGCGTCGGCTCAGTCATTTCAAAGCGCGATTTATTTTTGCCTGAAGAACCCGTAAATTGCTTGGGCTGTTATTCAAAGTGTTACCGTCGATATGATCGACGTCCTTGCCGTCACCTTTATGAACCCGCCCCTCCTTCATCAATTTGCGGCGGGCCGCGTTGCGCCCAGCGCGTCTTTTTATCTGTTCGGGGCGGGAATGATATTCCCGATACTCTTTTTTATAGTCCCTCATGCCGGAATCTTAGAGATAGCGGCAGCCCCTTGAAGGTCTGCAATTTCGCGCTTCTGCTGAAAATCTTTCAGAGCCTCCATCCGCTTCTCGGCACGTTCCTGCATCTCCATTTGATGCTTCTCAATCTTCATTTGAAGTTCTGCTCTTTGTGCCAATAGCTTCTGTTGAGCTTCCGGACTTAGCTGCTCTCCCTCGGCAAGTTTTTTCTGCATCGCCTCACGCTCACTCAGCAACGCTGTCATTTGCCGCTCTGCCTCTGCCTGTTGGGCTTTGGCCGCATTTTTCATTTGCGCGTCCAACTCGTCTCGAATGCGGTCTGCCATTGCGTTAAGCTGTTGGACCCGCTGAATCATCAACTTCACTTCATCCCGACGAGTCAGGTCCTCTGTGAGGCGGGCTACATGTTCCTCAAGGTGCGTAACGGTTAGCCGCAGAGCTTTGTAAGCCTCTTGTGGATCGTTTCCGCCTTGAAGCGTCGCTTGCTCCAACACGCTAGCGCCCTGCAAATGAATTTGAGCATGAATAAAATGGTTCTCGCCTGGTGACACTGGAATAAAGCTGCCCCTGGAGAGTGAAGAGTTTTCTAAGACCGCGATTTTAGCATCAATTGGCGGGCGAAGCGCGGAGTTCGGAGAAGGCAGGTAACGATCGACCGTCTCTTGGCCCAGTCTAGCGGCAATGCGGTCACGGAGTAGATTTACGCGACCCATCTCGTCAAGACTGCCAAAAATCTGCATGGTTTCGTCAACTGCTGCTGTTCTCGCCTGCGGAGAACCGAAGCCAATGGCGCGAACCGGATCAACTTGGAAGACGCGATAAATCGCCTCCTCTGGCACCCCTCGCTTTAGGCAACGCTTGCGAAATTCAACCGCTTCCTTGCCGCCTGGCTCTTTGGCCGTGTAGCCCCTGCGGGACAAACGACGGTAGGTTTCCCGAAGGAGACGCTTCCACGGGTGATAAAACAAATTGATCGCGCTGCTGGTCAAAATCGCTTCTTTCTGAAGCTGCGCTCGGACTTCAAAAGCTGTGCGTGACTGACCTTCTGGCGTAATGGCTCGAGTCTGGTAAGCCCCCGTGTTGTTCTGCATCTGCATCGCCATGTCGTTAATAACGGGCAGAATGTTTTGCTGCATGTTCGGCACCGCCTTATCAACTATCTTCAATCCTGGCGGAAATAATGCGTAGGGGCCGTAATAGGTCAACGTAAGGTCATCAAGCGCCCTAGAACCGCTGTCTGACGGTTGAACAATGAGCGAAGAAGAAAGGAGCGCCCCGTCCACCAGCCCGCAGCGCAAGCGGTTAATAACTTGAATGTGGGGATAAATCTTGTAACCCAAGCCACGGATTCCGTGGTAAGTTCCATTCCCTACCCCATAAGTGAAAGTTACAAAACAATTCGTGGGGGAAGAAAAACGGTCTAGTTTCTTAAAAAGAAACCGCTCCCCACTCTTGGTATTGTATCCAGAAGGCAATGGTTCTTGCAGAAAAATCAAATGAGATACCTTTCCGGAGAACTCTCGAACCCACATGTGAACAACTCGGATCACCTTGCTCTTGGCGGTGCCATAGAGCAAATCGTTGTTTTTCAACTCAACCTCCAACTTCTCCCAATCTGCGATCGAAGAAGTCGTCTCTTGCGCGCAAGCTCGCTTCAGAGCTTCTCTAACCGTCTTAACATCCCACCCTAACTGATTCGCAACTTCTGGATCGCGAATGTAGCTATACAACTCATCTGCGCGGAAATCGCGCTCTAGGGTGGCTACTTCGATCTCGGATTCGTTGGCTCTGGTGCCCCTGGGGATGCGAAACTCATTAAAACCGGTTACACGATACCGCCAATCGACCTCGTCCTCAAAGTAACAAACGCCAACGCCGTGCGACACGAAAATGTCAGATAGCCTTTGGTGATTGAACTCGAATTCCTTCCACTCTCGAAGAACCCGATGAAACTCTTCGGAAATAATATCATTCCACTCGGCGGACTGCTCGGCAGTGCCGAAGTTAGTTTTCACCCGAGCCAGCATATCTACTGAATTGGTGAGATCGTAATAGCCTGCCAATGCCTGTTCCTTAATCGCGGCGGCCTCGCCAAAGTCTAAATTCGTGCGGTCAGCCTGATTGACTTCTTTTAAATCATTGGAGTTGAAAGGAGGAACGCCGTTAAACATCCCGTCGATCAACGATCTATTTCGGCTGCTGCCTTCGTCGGCTTTTTTAAGCGCGAGGTAAATTGACCTCGCCGCATCGACGTCTGCAATGCGTTCGGAAGGAATGCTGCCCGAAACAGGATCGGCTCCTTTAAGGTCTAGCGGTTCAGGATTGGAGGTCATTGTTTTGCACTTTTACTCAGTTAATAATTTTTTCAACAAAAAAAGAGAACTATTTTAATAACCCAAATCAATTTCTCGGCTGGCAAGCCTCAAAGTGCATAGCGTCGTAGCCCCAAAAGGCTCCAGCAGCGGTCCAACCTTCCTTCGCGAACTCCTCCATAACTTCGAGCGGCATATCGGCCACCAAAGGCCAAGGGTCCTTGAACGTGTTGTCGTCAGCATCGAGGTCTATCGCCGCGCCCCAAGCATGAACGCTGTAAGAGGTCCCGCCGCGTTTTTTACGAAAGTTGAAAACGCCCCCGTAATCAGAAACGGGTTCAAGAATTTCACGGGAGCTGCTGCTGCGTTGCCCTATATTTTTTAGGATACGAAGCAGAGAATCCGCAACTTTCTTATGGCACCGAGTCTTAGTAACAAGCTGCCCCCCGTAATACATGGGAAAAGGAAACTCAATAGCGACTAGGTTTGCTTCATCTCCAGGGTCGCCGTAGAACTCTCGGAGGCTGTCTTGAGTTGACAACGGCCACGGGCTGGGGTCAGGCATAAACGCCCGAAGGTGCTCTTTACACCGTGCAATACTTCTAGGCCCCCAAAATCCATCGGCTACAGCGCCGATGCGACGCTGTATTTTTTGGATTTGATCCGACGTCATTACTTGCCTTTTCGGATCACATTAATAAGCCCGACCAGTCCCAGCCCAGCAACAAGAATTTGCTCTTGGAGAGCGGGTTCAAGGCGAAGCCCCAGTGCGGTCCCCACCAAAATCAAACCTCTCCAGGTAGAATTTTCGGAAAGGCGTTCGAGAACTAAGTTTAGAATTTTCATTTGTCTTTAAGCAGTTTTGGTTTCGTTAGTTTGAACTTCTCCCATGCGTAAAGCTCAGGAGAACTCGGTTTTTGTTCTGGGGAAATTTTCGGGAGATAGTCAACTTTTAGGGAGAGTTTTAGGGAGCCTAAGTCGCCCACTCGATCGCCGAACGGTGGGATGGGAACAGTGACACAACTTGAGAAGATCAGGGGTAAGGCTAAGGCGGCGAGGATTTTCATTTCTTTTCAAGAAAACGGATTCGAGCTTCGTGATCGTTCAGGATGTTGTCGTGGCGGGCATCGGTCACGGCGTTTTGCTCCATGCGGATCAAAACGGCTTCAATTTTCTCAATGCGTTGGTTCGCAGCGGTGAATTCTTCTTTGGTGACAAATTTGGTGCCGAGGAGGGCGACGGAAACTAAAGCGAGAGTTGTCGCAATTTTGAGTATTACATCCCAATACTTGATTAGTTCAGGGGCACTCATTGAGCCAGAATGCCGAAGGCTTCTTGGGTTGTTGCTTCAAACGTAAATGGGGCCGCAGGCCAATCGTTCTTCGGCGTGGAGTCCTGCACAAAGGCTGCGAGGATTCCGTTAATCCAAGCTCTAACGGCGGTGAGTTTCGGGCTTGACGCCCCCGCTTGGGCCAACTGGCGTTCTAAGTCTAAAAGAGTGATCAGTCGAACAGAGGAGAAGCCCTCGGAGACTAACCATTCTTCCGCTGTCGTGGATTCGTTCGGGTAGTTGGAGATGCTAACTGGGTCAAATGTCGCCAATCCGCCATTCTTGGAATACTCGAAAACCTCGTCGCCGTCTCTCTTGCGGTAATTCTGCGGAAGAACGGAAACCTCTCCGCTCCGAGCCAAGAACTTCGTCTTTTCAAGGTTGCCGTTGGAGTCAAAAACTCCCAAAGGGAGCGCCGATATAAATTCTATGTGGTTCATACTTTGAAAAAGAATAGAGAGACATCTTGAATGTAGGCCCCATTGTTCCCGCCTGTCGGTCCGTAAGCGCCGAAACACGGAACATATTGAATCCACTGATCGGCGGCGCTGAGAGTGTTGCTGGTCTCGTAGTAGATTCTGTCTGTGTTCCCAGAATTTCCGCCGCCAAATTGCCGGAGATTGCCGAATTCTGAGGGCAAGATAAGATTATTGAGGGAGTTCGAAACCCCACTCTGGTTAATGCGTAGCTGGCAGTGGACGCCGTCGTTGAAAGCTCCTGACACTCGAACATACATCGTGATGCGGTAGTTACCGGGGCCAAGGTATCTAAGCGGATTAAAAACCCTCGGGAAGGCGGTGTCGTTCGCAAACCAGCCCTCTACAGTGTTTCCGGTTACGGGATACCTGCCTCCTCCTCCTGATCCGGGTGACCCGAGGTTCAAGTTGGAAGGCCCTACAAAACTACTGTTCTCAAAAAGAGCATTTTGGAAACGAGAGAGAACGAGGTGAAAACCCGGTCCCCCAGGGGTTCCTTGAGGAATCGTGAGGCTCAAGGTTTGGCTGGGAGCCGTTCCGGTAATACTTGCGCTTGCGCTTGACCCCGCCGCGCCAGTCTGGACAGTGCCAATAGAAAGGGAGGCTGACGGCGTATCCGCCCAGCTTCCGTCGCCTTTAAGAAACTTCGTGTTGTCGGTGGCGGCAGGGAGAGGGACTAAGCCCGCTGTTCCTGCGTTAGTGCCGTTAGAACCTGTGAAGTTTGTCGGAGCGGCTGGAATCGTCGGCTTGTTGAGGATTAGAGTAGGCCCAGATGTAGCCGCCCAATCGGCGTTTGTCGGTTTCCACAGAATATAACTCGAAACCGTAGCCTCGCCGATAAATGAGTAGCTTGCGCCGCCAGCGACAACGATTGGAGTGGGGGTCGGACCGGGGACAACGGGAAACCACACATTGACGGCCCTTCCAAACGGAGCGGTAAATTGAAGGTCTATCAAATCCCCTGTTTGAACACCCGAACTTGGTAAATACAAATCCAGCGGGGTTGGTGACGGGCTGTTGTCTAAAAAAGTAACAGACCATTTTGTTTTCCGGCGAGCAGGGAGAGTTTTGTTAAACAAGCCATTGTGGAAATGCGTTTCAGCTACCCAAACAAGCTCGGCACCAATATCAGCAGGCGTCGGAAGAGCGTGAACGTGGTCTGCGCGGGCTGCTTCTGTGCTTGTCCCGACTGCGGCAGTAGCCGCGAGGTTAGCGGGAGCGGTGTTGGTTAGCGATGCTCCGCCAGAAACCGTCGCCCAAGTCCCGTCACCTTTGAGGAATTTCGTGTTGGCGTCCGGCGCAGGCGAGGGGACGAGGCCCGCTGTTCCTGCGTTAGTGCCGTTAGAACCTGTGAAGTTTGTCGGCTTGTTCTTAATGAAGTCCGGCTGTGTGTTGTCTGTCTCGTTCCAGTCCGCTTGGACTATTTTGCTGTCGAGATAAGACTTCAAAGAAGTCGGCGCATTCGGGAAAGCGTCTTCTTGCTCAAATACGACGTTTTTCAGAAAAACTCGGTTGCCGGAGAAATCGTTTTCGCGATACAGTTGAACAACGTCACCGCCCGGAGTGGATCGATTAAAACTTTGGACAATGCCAGACGGAATTGTGGGCTTGTTCTTAATGAAGTCCGGTTGGGTGTTGTCTGTCTCGTTCCAGTCCGCTTGGACTTGAGTAGCTGGCGATGACGGATGGACGTGGTCCTCTCGGGCATACTTCGCACTAATTCCAGCGGAAGCCGTGCCCAAAGCTAGTGGAGTCGTGTCGCCTGCGTCTGGGGTTGTTACTCTGCGGACAAATAAGCCGGAAACTGTAGTGTCGTCCCCGACATCTTTCCATTGCCCTGCTGTATTTGAGCCGGGGTCCTTGCCTGTAAAGTTTCTGTAGAAGACCGGAATGCCTTGGAGACCCCCTTGGCGTATTTCCCAACGGCTTGAAGCGGGATTATAGGCAATTCCGTAACTAGTGTCAGTGGTCAGGTATCCGGGGTATTTATCTACATACTGTGCGAAATGATAAAAATTCGCTGCTCCCGCTGCGGCTGCGCCAGAAACAGACAGGCTCAAGCTGGTGGGCGCTGCTTCGTTTGCTGCGGCAGCGCCCAGATTCGTGCGAGACGTTTCTGCGTTCGCTGCCCCCGAGGTCCCCCCGAACTCAAGCGGTTTCCGAAGGTCGAAGTTCGTAGCGAATGTAGCGACTGTTTCTTCGCTGGCGTTGTAGAGGACTCTGTCGGCTGTCGTCAGGACAGGGCTACCGGTCGTCGTGTCTATGCCGGACGTAGCGATGTCCGCATTCGGATCGAGGGATTTGGCAACGAAGTTGGTGTCCTGAGTTCCGTCTTTGAACCAATACTCCGTGATGACGCCGCCCGTTTCGATACCCACCGTCAACCCCTTGTAGCGGTAAACCGATGTCAGGTCCGCCAACGCCAATGCTGTCGATGCGTAGGGGCCGAAACGAGCATCCGTGGGTTTTTGGGTTCCTACGAGGATCGAGCCTGAAAGTGGGATTCCGGTTGGCATTAGCTGATTTGGATATTGGCGTTGGAGTTCGTGATGGCCCCAGGGGACAGGTGGTAGCGGAAGGTCTGCCCGCTCCATGTCGGGCCAGCGGTGGAGGTGTCGGTCTCCACTGCGTTGAACACGGCGGTGATCGGGCCGGAGTCAAGGGTCGTGACAAAGTAATTTGTTTTCGCTGACCCCGAGTAGGCGACCCCGAAAAATTGGTTAGTCAAATTATACGGGATCGAGATGGCCCCAGCAGCCGAAGCAACAACCTTTGTGATGATCGCGGTGTTACCGCCGCCCAAGTTGACATTCGAATTGCCCACCGGAGCGGTCGCTATCGCCGATTTGAACTGAGCTAGGGTGAAGGAAACTGGAGACTTGATGTAATAGTAGGGGAGGATCGGGGTAATTGTCAGCGCAGGGAGGTCACTGACGACGTTTCCCGCTGCAATCGGGGTTCCGGAGGGTTGCCCCTTGTTGTCGTTTTTCTGGGGACCCTGAGCGTAATCGACGCGAATTCGGTAGCTGATGTTCGATGTGACATTACTCTCGGAGATGTTTGTTCGACTTGTCGGAGACCCGGAGATAGCGGTCTCGTTGACATCGTTACGAACCCACCGATGGTTTGTTACGGTCCCGGCGTCGTTTGGGGTCCACGTCGGGACGAAGGCGTTCGACGGGTTGGTAAAGTTGGTGCCTCGCTCGATGATCAGAGTCGCTGTTGTAGACAACGTCAAAGTTTGCTGCACATAGACAGCCGGGACCGTTGGGAACAGCACAGCGTCCAACGCTTCCGAAATCGTTCGGGTGCGCCAGACACTAGCTAACTGTGGGCCGACTTGGCCGATGGTCTGACTGTTCGTCGTGTTGGGAGTGGCGGCGGGAACTAGAAACGCGGAAGAAGGAGAGAGGCCCATATTTAATAGGTAGCGTGCAATAAGAAATACCGCTGATTTGCGGTTCCAGAGCGCAAGAGATTGACAGAATTATTAGGGACGAAGTTGCCTTCAAATGACAATGAGGCCCCTGCGTCGAGGCGCATACTCGTAGTCGTGGCGGCGCTAGTAAAGTTGACGTAGATAGCCGCCGTAGAGATGTTTTGTAAAAAAAGGTAGCGACGCGACTGATTTGCGGGCGTTGCTGACAACGCCTCGACACTATTTGACGTAGTAAGCTCCGCCGAAACCGATGATATTGTGGATGTTGAAGCTCGGACTTTTACGTCAGGGTGATCATTAGACAGCGACACTGGAATACTGGCGGTCATGGCTGCCTGCCCCAGAGAGGGAACTTTCAAGCTTAAAGTCGATAAAGTGTTTTCCGTGGCAAACGCGCCGATCGTAAGCCCAGTGTCCACGTTTAACCTAGAACCCGAAGTGAGAGAAAGCGCCGCAACTGTATTGTCTGGTTTTTTGCCCCCTACTGTTAGGGGATTAGAGGCGTCGCCGCCA